TACTAGATCCAGCGTTTACTGTTTTGATAAATTCATAATGCTCTACTTCATTCTTGTTCTTTGGCAAGAACTTAGGCATATAAATTTTTTCATATCTACTGCTTCTGTCGAAATATAGCATATAACCATATATATGGCATAAAATTCTCTAAATAGATATTATAGACTAATTTTATTTAGGAATATAATCTTGAGGCTTCTTTGAGAACTTTTTTGCTAATGCAACAATTCCAGCGATTATTTCTGGACTTACTACACCAACAACTCCATAGCTAATAGCCTTTGTAAGACTACTAACTTCTGTTTGCTCAAGAATAAACCATGCAATTGTACTGCATAGTATTGCCGCGACTATTCTTTTTATTTGTTCAAAATAAGACATAGTTTTGCCATCTAAAAGAAGTCTTATAACCATGCCTATTCCACCAATGATTGGTATAAGCCAACCACCATTAAAAAAATCATGCAGTAATTTATTCTCGTCGCTCATATTAGTTTTGTGATTATAAGTTGGACCAGCTCCTCCTCCTCCACCAGGCACTTTTCCATTTTTATCGATTGATAAATCACCACTGCCTGTGCCTCCTGCTCCATATCCTATACCACCATGAGAATAAGAACCAGCAGATCCACTAATTCCAATATCTCCATCTTTATATCTGTATGCACTGCCTCCACCGCCAGGATATAAACCATAAAAATTATTTGCACCAGATCCTTTATATATTACATCTCCTATAGAAGCACGTGTTGTACCTCCACCAGCGGCATATAATAAGCCAGAAGAACTAAACCAACTTGGGCTAGCATATGTAGTATTTGCTAATGGTCCTCCACCAATAGATGCTGATGCCACCATTAATGTATAAGTTATGCCAGGAGTTGAATTATATTCATTTAATCTGGCATAATCTCCGCCATTTTGTGAGCCTTTATGAGAATTTGCTCCACTTCCCCAAGCTTCTATTCTTACTTTTGTCCAGCCAGCTGGGCATGTCCATGTGCCGCTAGACGTAATTACATAGTATTCGTTCTTATGTTGTATGAATGTATTTGTTTGTATCATATGATTTGTATAGGTGTAAATTCTGTAGTAATAATTCCATCTCCAATTTGCCCAGCAACGCTATTTCCAAAACCAAGCAAACTGCCTGTATTTGTTATCAACATTCCATGAACATCTCCGATTGCACATATCGAACCACTTTCCATTACCTTTACTGGAGATAAAATATATGAACCTGTTGTAGCAAGTTGACCATTTGTTGATCTTCCCATAACCCATACGCTGCCGTCATTTTTTACATACATGGATGATCCGTTTGTAGAGTTTCCTCCAAGAGCAACATATTTTACATCTGTATCAATCTGTATAGATCTGCTATATGCTGTTGTATTGCCTGTTCCAAGCTGACCATTGGTGTTTGATCCACATCCCCAAAGTGTATCATCATTTTTGATGAATAACATATGACCACCACCATTAGCTCCTTTAGCAAGGAATTTTACTGATCCAGTTATGAAAACTGGACTATTTCTTTGTGTAGTTGTGCCGTCACCAAGACGACCATCAGTGTTATTACCCATTGCATACAAATCACCATTGGTTTTTATGAATGCTGTAAAATTACCATATGTTCTAACTTGAGAAACTGATTGTGTTACTTCAACCCAGTTATTTTGCTGAGTTGTATTTCCTACACCAAGTTGACCACTTGAATTTGTGCCTACACCAAATAGTTTATTGTTTGTATCTACACACAATGTTGATCCACCAGTACAATCAAATGTAGCTGAGCCTGTTCTTGATAGTGTATATACTGTAGTAAGAGTATTATTTCCAAGACCTAATTGATAAACATTGTTTGTACCAATCATATATAGATTGCCATTGCTATCTATATATCCACTATAATTTATTCCCATTGATACAACTTTTACACTTGAAGTTATATAATATGCACTAGCAGTATAAACAGAACCAGCACCCAGTGGCAATTGGTTTGAATTATTTCTGCCCATGCCATATAAAGAACCATCACTTGTTATGAAAAATGTATTATTTGTATTTGCTGATGCAGATACCACAGAACCAGTTATTATTGTTTTTGGTTCATAAAAGAAGCAATTGCCTTTGCCTGTTTGATTATATGCATTATTTCCAGTAAACCAAACAGTTCCATTTGTCTTCTTATATATTGTGCTAGTTGGAGAGCATGCAACTTCTTCAACATTAGTATCAAGCAATGATGCTGAAGTAGCAGCGTTGAATGTGCCATTACCAATTTGACCATAAAGATTTGTTCCACCAACATACAAATCCCCAGTTGTTGTTATAAATGCACTATGATCTGTGCCAGCTGCGCATTTTGATGCAGATAATGCTGTTAGTTGTCTATGTAAACTTGAAGTAAGAAATGTTGTTGCTGGAGAAAATAATTGATTTGAGTTATTTCTACCAAATCCCCAAAGACTATTATTGCTTTTTATATACAAGCAATGTGATCCACCGCCAGCTAATTGAATTATATCTGTAGCAGATCCTGTAGTTCTTACATAACCTGTACGTTGACTTAGTGTACCATCGCCACATTGTCCAAAATTGTTTATGCCAGCAGAACACAAAAATCCACCAGAAATTATATAAGAATTATACCATCCAGATGATATATCACTTACAGACGATGATCTTACTGTAAACCAAGATTGCGCAGTTGTTGTATTACCTCTACCAAGTTGACCGTTTGTGTTTATTCCACACACAAATAAAGTACCATCTTCAGCAAGAGCAAGACTATGTCTCATGCCAGCTTCTACTTTATTTACTTTTAGTTTAACTCCAGATTTTGTTACAATAGATTCTGTTGGTGAAAATCTTGGTGATATTGTATTATCTCCAAAAACATAATTACTGAATGTTGTACCATACATGAACATTCTGCTATCATCTGTAATAAATCCAGTATGACCTCCACCAATAGACGCTGATACAATACTATATGATTTATTATATGTTCCTATTGGCAAACTTGATGATGGTTGACCATCTCCTCTTTGAGCAAATACATCTGAACCATTTATAGCAAATGATTTATTTTCATATACTATACCACTTAAAGCGCCGTTTAGATATTGCTCATTTCCTACAGCTATAAATGGTTCTTGCTTTGGTGCTACAAGATATTTTGCTTTATATGGAGTATTACGCCAATTTGGACTGGTAAACATATATTAGAATGTAGCTAGATCAACTTTACGCCATGTATTTGTTTCAACACATACATAAAGTGATGATGTTGTAAATCTTACTTCTCCAAGTGTTCCAGAAGAACTTACGCTTGTAGGATGTGATCCACTTGGAAGCATAAGCGATCCAGAAACTCTTAATGAACCAGTTACAAGTACAGTTCCAATGAAGTTATGTATATCTCCACTTGATGTTCCGAATTGATTATATCCATCAACGAATAGTGCAGAAGCGGTGAAACTTGTTACAGTTCCATTTGTTGATGATAGATTTTGAACAATTGCACTAGAACCAGAAACATAACTTGATGTTTCACTGCTTCCACCACCGCCTCCGCCTGGTGCATATGATGCACTTAGTGCAAACAGTGCATAACTTGCTGTGCCTTGTAGGGACGAAGTAATCGTTGTAGATTCTATATTTGGAACATGCAATCTACCAAAGATATGTGATTTTGTATGACTGCTTGTACCAATTACTATAGTATTACTTCCAGATGTTCTGCTATTTGTACCTATAGCAATCGCATTTGAGTTTGTATCTGCTATCTGAGCACTTGTTCCTATTGCTATAGAATTATCAAATGTAGTTGATCCAGTTGCTGCAAGATATCCTATAACAACGTTGCTATCACCGTCTGTAAGATTTCTTAATGCATATCTTCCAACTGCGGTATTTCCTGCTGCTGTGGCATCTGCATTTCTGAATGCTCCATGACCTATTATAGTATTAAAATCAGACGTTACTATTGTTGCGCCAGTAAGATTACCTATGAATATATTTTCTGAAGCGTTTGTTACTGCCCTGCCTGCACCAGCTCCAATATGTATATTATTATTTGCACTGGTCATTGCAGCGGAGGCACTTTCTCCGATTATTGTATTGCCTGCACCGCTGGATATAAGATTTCCATTATCGATATAAACAGATGAACTTATAAATCTTAAATTATTTGTATTTTCAGAATAGCTTGCTGATGTTGCATGGCTAGAAGAAACTGTAAAACTTGATGTTAGTGCATAACTTGAAGTTATGAACATATTCTGTGTTATATAAACAGAACCACTTACAACAACATCACCAATGAATGTATGTACATCAAAAGAACTGCTACCAAACTTGGTCATTTCTGAATACAAGAAGCTTGATGTGATATTTTGAACAATTACACTTGATCCAGAAACATAACTTGCTGTTTCACTATTTCCGCCTCCACCACCAGGTGCATATGATGCACTTAATGCAAATAATGAATAACTTGCTGTTCCAAATACGGAACCTGTAATATTTGCCTCATTTGTGTTTATCCAAAGCGAACCACTTCTTACAATAAGTTCTCCGGCTGATGCAGATACTATTCTAACATCATGTAATTCATCTAGTTCATATCCATTTTGAACTGTTACATATATTGTTCCTACTGTGTTATCTTGTCTTGTAACAACACCAACATATACTAGATGTGTAGGAGCTTGTGGTTTTATATCAGTATATGATCCACTACCATCTAGATATAATATAGTACCTGCTGTATATAATGATGTATCAAGTCCAGTAATTAGTCCTCTTGTTACACAATATCCATTATCTCCATTACCTATAGTCTCTGCTATAAATCCTAGAGTACGTGCTGATGTTTCATCAGCATATGCATCTGCTATACCTACTCTTATCTTATCAGTAGATCCACCATTGATATATACAAGTGTTCCTTTATTTAATGTATCACCTGTATTATTGACTACATAAGCTACTTCTTGCTGTCCGATGATATGACTTACATTGCCACCAAGCAATCCAAACTTTAGTGTACCAAAGTCACTATTCCAAGATAATCTACCAACTGCTTCTGCTATATTTTCACCTTGGGCAAAATCAATTAATGAACTGCTTGCATCTCCAAGAAGATAACTTGCTGTTTCAGCAGGTCCACCGCCGCCACCATTTAATGCATAACTTGCGGTTATAGCATATGATGCTGTAGCTTCTATTTCAAGATAACTTGATGTTAGTGCATAACTTGCTGTATAATTGTCTACTGCACCACTCGCTGTAACTACATATCCAGAAAGATCTTGTGTTAAACCACTTGTACCACTTGTTCCAGATTCGCCGCTAGTGCCAGATGATCCAGATTCTCCAGATGTACCACTTGAGCCACTTTCTCCACTTGTACCACTTGAGCCATCAGCACCAGTTGCTCCACTTGTTCCACTGGAACCAGATTCTCCGCTTGTGCCACTAGAACCATCTACTCCAGATGTTCCACTGGAACCATTATTTCCGTTTGCTCCGCTTGTACCAGATGATCCAGTTGCTCCATCAGCACCACTTGTACCAGATGATCCAGTAAGTCCACTTGTGCCACTTGATCCAGTTACACCACTTGTACCAGACGATCCACTTTCTCCACTTGTGCCACTAGAACCATTCAGACCACTTGTGCCAGAACTACCATTTTGTCCACTGGTTCCACTTGAGCCTGTGGCACCATTAGCTCCGCTTGTACCGCTTGAGCCAGTAGCTCCATCTGCGCCACTTGTACCAGATGAACCTGATAATCCGTTAGCACCGCTTGTACCACTCGAACCAGTTAATCCACTTGTACCACTTGAACCATCAGCGCCAGTTGCTCCACTTGTGCCACTAGAACCATTTAATCCACTTGTTCCACTGCTTCCATTTTGTCCACTAGTACCACTTGTACCACTTGAACCAGCTATTGAATTTAAAGCATAGCTTGCTGTTAATGCATTTAAAGCATAGCTTGATGTAACTGAATAGCTGGCTGAAACTGCATTCTGAGCAACAAATCCACCTGCAACTGTAAGATCACCATTTACAACAATACTACCTGTAAATGTTACAAGGCTGCCTGATATTGTCATTACATTGCTGCCTGTTAAAATATATCTATCTTGCCAAAGAGCTATCTGGCTTGCTGCACCTTCACCAATGACTACGTTTCTATATGGAATATCAGCACCATAAACTACATCAAAACTGATATCTCTTGAATAAATTCCAGTTTCAATATCAAAGTCATCAACTTCGCTGTTAATGACCATTTGAATTTCATTATCATAACCATTTAGTATGGAGATAATAAAATCTCTCATTTCCTCTGCCTTTTCTATTGTTTTGGCTTTGGCACTAAATGTAACTGTTTCGGTCAATACACTTGGACCGCTCATCGTCTGCGATCCAAGAGTTCCTTCTCTAGAGAAAACTATGCATGGCAAAGATACATTCTGATTTTCGAAAGTACTTTCGCTATATACTGGAACTTGCAAGTTTAAATGCAGTAATTGACGTAGATTGTTGTAGTACTCTGTAATAGCCATATATTTGTTTTCCTATAATTATTAACTTGCTGGTGGATTAGGGTTATTCTTCTCAAACTTTTTGATTTTATTCTTCAAAGACTGTACAAACTTATCAATAACTGTTTGTTTTACAGCATTTGCCGCATTTTCCACAAAATGATATTTTGGTTCTAATACATTCGCATATCTCCAAGGCACTCTTGGTCTGCCTCTTTTATCAACCCCTTTAACTCGTTTATTAACTCCAGTTATAATAACAGCAGTACCATCTTTTGGATATATTAATTTTTTTCTTGTTATACTTGATTGTAATAGACCTGTATCTACTAGTCCTTGAGAAGATATTTCATTTTTTATAGCATCAACCATTACTTTATTTGATGTATATGCAGAACCTACAATAGATTTTGCAGCAAACTCTTCACTCATTGCATCTAACTTTTTCTGCAATTCAGCAAGTCCTCTTATTTCAATTTTTACAGACTCTTGAGCCATTTTAGTTTCTTCGTTCTCCAGTAACGATAGTATATCCGCTATAAACTTCTTTGTCTATATATACGAGATTATATGTGTTGCTATCGTATATAATGTTTGCTTTTTCAGTTATATTTGAATTTGATCTTAAAGTAAATCTATAAACAGCATTGTTGTATATATAACCACCATTACTTGTTTCATTTCCACTTTCTTTTTTAATCATTGCCCACAAACTTTGTGATGCATATGTCATTATAGATTGACCAAATCTATCAATCGATGCGCTCGTTGGATATTTGAGTACTATTCTTTCGTCTAATTTGCCTGGATTGTATGCCATATTTTATTGTGGTTTAATAAGTTTGTATGGCGAAAGTAGAGCTTGAACGCTATAACTTAATGGTGATGTACTTACGCCAATACTTTCTGGAAGACGATTTTCGTAAAAACTATTGATAAGCATCATCTGAGCTATTTTGACGTTTGTTGGAATGCTACCACTTGCAGCAACTGTGATGTTTATGTTTCCAGTAAAATATTCTCCCTCTGGAATATATGTGTACCAACTAGCATCTACTTCTTTTAGTGAGCCAGTTGATACTGTGTTTACTGTTTGTGTGCTTAAAAATAAGTCACCACTGCTACTAAAGAAATATATGCTTTGAGTGCATGGACTAAAGTCTCTGTTACACTCAGCAGTTACTTGCTCGTAGCTTGCTGTAATAAGTGCCGATATCAATGCGTCGTCGTCATTGAAATCCACACGTAAATAATTTTTTGCTTCAGTTAATGTTGGGCCGTAATTTGATATGTTGGTTCTTGTTCTCATAAATCTCTATGTACTATAACTATAAGACTGAAAGATAATATACTCATTATTATATGATAAAAAAAGACCACTCTTTCGAGTGGTCTTGATTTTATGAGATTTGAACCTAATATTAGGCCAAGTTAGCGTATAGCTTAACGAGAGAGTTACCGTCCGTTAGGGCGCAGTCGAATCTCTTGTGAGCTCTCCAGCCTACGTTGCCTTCGGCAGCGTATAATTCTTTTAACATTTGTAGACTATAGCCACCTCTGTCTCCTATGACAAAATGTTTAGGATAGAGCAAAGCGCCTACTGGATTTGTTGTTCCAGTTGCCCATGTTGCTGGTGCAGCATAGGTATTGTAAACTGGAAGTCCGAGAAAGCGATCCGGAGACCCAGCTTGAACTGAAATTTCCCAAAGATACGTCCCCCCGGTAGTGGCCTTAAGCTGTCTCATCTGAGAAGCTAGACCATCACCAACAATCCAACATGCCTCTTGGCGTCTATTTGATGGCATTTTATAATATGCAGCGATCATGTTGTCGAGCAATCCGGAGCCAGTCGAAGGTCCGAGATTTTGTGTTAGAACAGCGTTTCCACCAGCAGTTGTTGTGCGGAGGATACCACGTGGTTCATTTGTTCCAGATCCGGAAATGAAAGCTTTTTCTTCCAAGTTACCGAAACCAGTTCCGATTTCAGCAGCTAGTGTGCTTTCAAGATCTGTAGATGCATCCTGAAGCAATTCTTCAGATACGCGGATAAGAGCTGTAGCTTTGTAGGCACCAAGAGTTACTGAACTGAATGCAACATCAGTATCGCTATAAGAAGCAGATGGATTCTGATCCTTGAATACTGCTGTAACACCGGATGAAACAATTGGAAGAGTTGTTGTGCTAGTTGTATTGATTACACGAGCTCCAATATTACGCATCACTGATGTTTGAGCTAAAGTTCTCTGAATTGTTTGTACTAAGATTGTGGGTACATTCGCACCCCCCTCACTGGTGCTGAAAGAATTTAGCTGGCGCAATTCATCCATTTCACCTGTGCGAGCGTAGTGCAAGAATGCAGAACGATATTCGTCTTCGCTAGGACCAGTCTTGCTGTTGACAGCGCGCTTGTCCAGAACTTCGCCCATCTTGCTGTTGATAGCATCAAAGCGAACTTCAGCTTCAATGGCTTGAGTTAGTTTTTTGTATTCTGTTTCCAAGGCGTCGTACTTTGCGTAGTCGCCTTCGGAACGCTTATCAGAGGCAGTATCCATGATGGCTTTCATCTGGGAATAGACCTCGTTACGTGTTTTGAGTAAGTTACTCATATGTTATTCCTTGTTTTGTTGTTTAGTTTATTTACTGAGCACGAGGTTGTGCCTCGGCAAAATGTTATTTTTTCAATGATAGGAATCTGAATCTCAGTTCATAATCCTTGTCATCATGGCGTTTAACTTCCTCCACTTTTTCTTCCACTTTTACTTCTGGAGCTTTTGGCTCTTCTCTTACTTCTTCTTTGTTTTCAACAATAGTCTCAGATACAGCATTTTCTTCAACAAAATCTTCATTTCTCATTACACTTAATGTAGTTTCGTTATATGCTGGATTAGCTACTATGCTTACTTCTCTCAGATTAAGAGAACTGATTTCACGAATCTTTTCTCCAGATCTGCTAAAACTGCGTGCTTTTGGACTATTAAATCCAAAACTAAATCCTTTTAAATCTCCTCTTTGTGCTGAAACCAAGGTGTCTTCACCATAACTTGTTTCTGGAATGCTTATTGAAACATAAAGTCCGTCAGCTCTATCTTCCATTTGCAATGTTCCGGCCGATTTTCTTCCAAGCAAAAATGCGGGATTATGTTCCTTGAATGCCAAAACATCATTTTTTTCCATGCTATCTTTCAATGCGCCTGGCAAAATTATCTCACGAAATTTGTCTCCGCTCATTGTACGAAGCTCGTTGCTCATGCTGTTATAAACTACAGCTCTGCCCTGAATAAGACGCTTGTCCTTATCGACTTTAACGTCTTCCATCATATATGCTCTGTATTCTAGATTATCTTTCATACAATATAAATAGTTATGTAGTAGGCGAAATAGAACCAGTAGGTGTAGCTTTTGGTTCATTTGTTATAACTGCAAAATTAAGAGGTCTGACATAATCATCTCCACCTTTTTCAGGCGGAATGTATATACCAGTATCTTCTTCTTCGTTAACTTGATTTGGAGTCATTACTCCGTGCTCTATAGCAAATCTATAATATTCAATTCTTGTTTTAACGTCACCACGCAACAAACCATTTACATTAAAATTAATATATACTTCATTATCATCATCTAGCAATTGCTTTTGTATTTGCTGTTCAAGATTTGTGATGATAGGAGTTAATGTATATGTTACAAATTCGATAGCCTGTGCTTCAACGCTTGCATATGTTGGGCTATTTTGGAGACCTAGCATATGTAATGGAACTCTGTATATATCTGCTGCTATTCTTGCTGCACTAAACTTCTTTTGTTCAATATATTCAGCATCTTGAGCACTTATTCCAGTATTTGCCTGTTCAAGTTTAATAGTTGTTGGCAAGAATGCTGTTTTTCCAGAATTTACTCCACTAAAGCCGTTTTTCCATCCAGTCTTGAGCTTTTGTAGCTCTTCTTCTTTCATGTTGCCTGGATAATATACTACACCATTTGGTTTTGCAGCATTCTTGGCAATTTGTGTACCAGCCTGCTCCAATTCACTATATCCATCAAACAATGATCTGAAAGTTTCTACTGCACTCATTCCATATATACCATTGCGTGTATATCCCTTGATATGGATTATCTGGTCTGAGTTATATTCTTTGTAATAGTTTGTGCCGTCTGTACTAACCATATTCATTCTATAATATGGCAATCCATCTTCGCGTACATCTACTTCTACAGAAATTGGATTCATTGGGAACAGTTCAATAACTGTTCCATCATTTCTGCGAATTTTCTGTATATACGCATTTCCGAACATCAGCAATTGGGTTACTGTCCAATGCCAGAATGTAAAATTTGTTTGAAATCCGTTTGGTCTTTTTGTTATTAGATCATAGTATGGATGATCTATTGCTGGTTCGTGACCTTTTTGAATCTTTCTGTTCAGTTGAATAGGTAAACTTGCTATTGTAGATGCTAGTAGATTGACACATCCATATACTACGCTGATTCTGTCTACAAACTTTCCAGCCGCAAAGGCTGAGTCCCAGTTGCTAACAATATTTCCTGGTATAGTTTCACTACGCTCTTCGTTGTTAATTTCTTGAGCTGCCTGTCTTTTAAATTTTAGAAAATCGAATATTGATGCCATTTTTACTATATAACTATTAAGATAAGTATAAAATAATCATAATTTTATATCCAACTTACATTTCCTGTGCCTGTTTGGTAATTTGTCTTACTGCACTCTTCTAATGCCATCAGACTTGATATAACAAGGTCTATGCGTTCTCTGGACTTACTTTTATCAGCTTTAGCATTACCAGCGGCATCTACTTTTAATATAACATTACTCATGCACCAACGAAGTATTGGATTTTTATCATGCGCTATTCCTTTATTTAAAACTAGTCTTTCCATAGCTCTAACTGGACTAGCCATACTAGCAAATCCTTGACCAAAGGCTATTACATTAAATCCATGCTCCATTAATTTTGTACTTAAATAACTGCTATTCCATCGGTCAATGCATATACCAGAAATATTATAATCCTTGGATAAGGTATCTAGTGTTTTCAGTATATACTCATAATCTGTGGCATTGCCTGGCGTAGATATAAGATGACCTTGCTGCTCCCATAATTCATATGGTACTTTGTCTCTGCGGCTGCGTGCCTTTATATTATCAGATGGGCAAAATGCTTTACTAAAGATATAATATTTGTCATTTTTATAAAAACACAAACTTAAAGCTGTAAGGTCTGTTGTGCTAGATAAGTCTAATCCAGCAAAGCATGTTTCGCCTTTTAAGTCTTCTATTTTTATATCTTCTCCACAGTTCATCCATTCTGTGTCACCTATCCAAGATTTTTGATGATCTATCCACGCGTTAAGATATAAAGTTTTAAATGCGTTCTCAAATCGTGGAAATTCTTTTGCTCTAGCAAATTCTGTTCTAAAGAAATCTATGCTTATGGTATGGCCAAGACTTGGATTACAATTATACCATACATCTTCGCTGGTCCAATCTTGATCGTCTTTCAGGCCATATATTCTAGCAAAGAAAGTGTCATCTTTTATAACTCCAAGATTTACTCTTTCACCATGCTCAACAAGCTGATACAAGAAACTTGCTTTGCTAAATCCAGCTGTTGAAATACTAAGCATCAATGGCTCTTTGCGTGCTCCTAAACTGGTGCACATAGAATTATAAAGAGCATCATCTGG